ATGCACATGGTAGGTATAGCCCATCAACAAGATCGAAAAGCATGATGAATTTTTCTTCATTCAGATAATCCATAATATCTCTAAAACTTTCGGTACTAAAAAACGTTTTTTGTTCATCGTCACTTTTAAGTGATACATATAAACTGCGATAGTCTCTCAATCCCATTCCCCTTTTCGATTAAAATAACGCTTTTGTTTTGTTTTACTCTTCAAAATTTCATCATACAAACTCATAAAAGTAGTTTATTTATTGCTTGTCTGCAACTTAATGTCTGGAATAATTTCTTCCGGTCTAAACAGTACTTTGTAATGGTATGCATCTTCGTACTTAGCATCTGTTTGTTCTATGAAGTAACTTACATTATCACTTAATCCAAGGTAATGTTTCTTATATTTACCATCACCAGTCTTGCAAGTTACAGTTATCTTCTTCCCATCACCAGCGTCTAAAGCGCATAATCCCTCAATACTTAAAAGGTATTTATCAGTTATACCATTGAAGAACACTACTCTTCGTTGAACCTCAAATGAATCAGCTGATTTAGATAAATTTTGTGAAACTGTATCTGCTTCTGTACCACAACCTGCTAAACCCGTTATTGCCATAATAGACATTAAACCTGCAATTATTTTCTTTTTCATTTTCCGCTCCCCATTTCTTAATAAAATTCAAATTTTATTAAAATAACACGTTTATACAAAAAAAGTACCGTTCTGCATTAACTAAACAGTACGGTACTTGGTAAAACTTATTTATATTTGCTGGCCCAATCTTCCCCAGTTATGTTATATCCATCAGGATTCAAGTATCCTTTTTGAGCATCAGATGAACGATAGTAGTTGATGTAAATAAACTCACTTTTATATTCAGCGGCCCACTTTTCTGCTAATTCAACCGCCTCTTGTTCATTATCAACTTCTTTGTGTTTAGTGGGATAAGGAGTTCCTGGTTCATCTTCAACAGTAATACTAAATACTTCTTCTTTTCTCATTCTTCTTCCACCTTTCGGATTCGGTTGATTTTTATCGAGTATCCAACTATTTCCGACTTTTTTAGCGATTACATCTCCAGACTGACATAAACCTTTCACACGGTCTGCCGATAATTCCCACATTTCACCAGCTTCTTTAACACCCATGATATGTTCTAGTGGATTATTCATTAGTTAGCTCTCCAAAAATAAACTTCCGTCCCGTTCCCTGCATGGTGATTATGACGTTTGTAGTTAGTTATAGCTTCTGTTAAATCAGAATATAAACTTTTTAACCCCATATCAACCGTAATTTCTTTTTTTGCTACATTAGCTACAATGCTGATTTTTTGAGTGTTTTCGAACTTGTTTTGGCAAGTTAAAAACCCTTCAAATTTACCTGTTTTACGAATTTCATTCATAAATTCAGCCTTTGTTACCTGTACATACTTCATACCATTTTTCACGATTGACCATGCCATTTTCAAAGCTTGAGCAAAATATTCTTTTACTTTTCCCCCGAATTGTTTTTGACCTTTACGAGCGATCTTCCAAGCTTTTTTCATGACATTCATCGTTACTCCTCCCTTCCTTAACCGTTATCGGTTATCTTACTCATAATATATCACACCAATAAATAACCGTCAACGGTTGAATGAGGATTTCAAACTTTTTTCAATATCGTACTATTTAGTTTTCAAAGATCAGTTTTTCTACAAAATTCAAATTTTGTCTTACTTTACTCCCGTACTGCCAAATCCTCCTGTGCCACGATCACTCTCTGATAACTTGTCCACTTCAACAAAATGAGCTGTTTCCACTGGTCCTATGACACCTTGAGCAATTCTTGTTCCTTTTTCAATAATATGAGCTTTCATATTCGTTCCTAAGTTACGTTCTGTATTATCAACCAACACTCCAACCTCGCCACGGTATCCACTATCCACCGTTCCAAGTACCACTCTTAACTTTGTGTTACGTGTCATACCACTACGTGGTCTCACCTGCAATTCATATCCTGGCGGAATCTCAAAAGCTAATCCAGTTGGCACAACCTTTGTTTCGCCTGGCCAGATAATAGTGTCCTCCGCTGCTACAAGATCGAATCCCGAATCTCCTGGTTTCGCATACTTAGGTAACTCCACATCTTTCACTCTCTTAATCTTCGCTCGTAAATTCATCCCATTCCGCTCCTTATAAGTAACTTTTCAATTTCTCTTTCTGTTTCTTCAACACTTCCAAAGAGAGCTTCGTCTTCCGCTTCTCGCTATCCAATCCCACCAAGTGATATTCCAGATTACTAATATCACTTTCTATCTTTTTAAGCTCACCTTCCAGCTGAATTTGGGTTTCTTTCTTCATCCAAACACCCCTTTACAGTCCTAATTCTGCTGCAAACTCACCAAACTCAAATCCAACCAACTCTTTCCCGCTTGGAAACACTGTAACCGGTACGCTCATGTAGTTCTTATCAGCTAACCACTCTACATACTCTTTGTTTTCTTCAATATTGCGAGTCTCATATTCTACTCCTGCAGCACCTAGCGCCCACTTAACTTCCTCACAGTTCTTGCAATTATTTTTCGTGTAAACAATGATCTTAGTTGCCATTCTCTTCATTCTCCTTTACCTCTGCTAGCATTTGAGTTACTTCAAACGTTCCATGCTCTGTATATTTCATTGTTCTTCCTCCTTAAATTTAGATAAGATAGTCGTCAATGCTATTGCCGTTCCTTCATTTGCAATCCATTGCCCCTTATAAAAACCGGATAGCCCTAAATCTTCGTTATCATAAGCTGTATCAGCTTTCTTCCTGTTCTCCACTGCCGATTGTTGCAAATGTTCGATATACTCCTCAATCGCTTCTCTCATCACTTGTTACCCCCTTGTAGTAACTCTGGATTCTCAAACACATTGCCAAGCACTTCAATTTCTGTACCCTCTTGGAATAAAAGCCATCCATCAGTTCCTTTTAGATTCTCAATCATCCAGGATCCATCAATGAATTTCACAATTCCTATTTCATTAATTTCAACTCCTGGAATCACACCTACGATATGGACAATGTCTTTCTCAAAAATTTCAGTCCCGTCTTGGTCTCTAAATCCTGTATGCTGTAAAGGTTGTAGTTGAACATACACGCCATCTTCTATCCGGTATATCGCTAATTCCCCATAAGATAACCATGCGTCTAAGTTATCTTCACCTTCAATTTGATCACCTGAATACATCACTTTAAATTCTTCGTCAAAAGCTTTAAACTTAATTTCCCTCATTCTCCCCATCCCTTTCCAACAGCCCCGCCAATTCCTCGCAACTCCCTTCAAATAAGTCGCGCCCGTCAGCTAACTTGAATATGTTCCTCTGAATCAATCGTTCTATTAACCTGTCTTGCTTGTCCATGTTTCCTCCTAGCTGATTTGTTTCTTCTTATATTTCCGTGTCCGTGTTGTAGCTGCTTTTATTTCACTCCATCCTAGCGAAATTCTCCTAAGATATGTGTGATATGCAATTCCATTCTTTTTAGCTAACTCCACATAATGTTTATCAAATTTATTCAATGGTTTTGTTATCGCTTTTTCTATATCCCAATTAATTGAAATGCGAGCATCTACATTGTTTTTGCTAATTCCGTTCCTTTTGGCTATTTCATAGTCTTCCCACATTGGTACAGGTTTGTATTTCACATTTACCCCTCCTACTCTAATGCCACTCCATTCCCTAGATAATTTCTTTCAATTCCCCGTTTTCATCGTAGCGATTCCCTTGCTTTCCTGGTGGCTTCGTAGCTGCTAAATGATGTGGCCAGCCTCGTTTTAATCGGCTATAGAATGTGAAGCGTGAGATTCCGTTCTGTTCCGCTACATACATCCAGTCTCCGTGTTTTCCATCAAGTTCTATTTTCTTTTTACCAAGCGGTTGTGTTGTAGCCCTTTCAATGTCCCAGTCATAGCGGTATACTCGTTCCTGCAACCTTTTTCTGTTAATTCCATTTAGTTCAGCCTTTTTGTAATGCTCGTCCAAGATAATGAAGTTCATCACTATTCCCCTCTCATCTCAAATATTTAGTAACAAACTGTGGTTCAAAATCATCATCTAAAAGGATCCGCATTGCTATAGACTTTTTCTGATCTCGATGTTTTTTGAGAAGCGCTTCTGCTGCATCCCAACTAAACTCTTTATTTTCGCCCCTGTTATAGCGCCATATCGCCGTGACATAGTCTATAAACATATCAAACTTAGGATCTATCTTTTCTTTACTTGAAAGCTCCTGTGCGCTCCTAGCTTGCATTGGAATCACAGCACGGATATCAGTAAAACTCTTGTGACCCTGCTTGTTTTTAACGTGTGCTTTCTTTTTGTTAAAACGCGAACCTTTTAGTGTTTCTTGATTCTGACTTTGATTTAGGAACTTTTCCGATGTATTGATTGCTGAATAATCAAAACTTCCTACAACATCATCCAATGTTAGTTGTTTCATGCCCCTAACCCCATCGGACGAGATTTAATGATATTTTTGTCAGCCTGATCCATAATCAAAGCGGCAATTTCTAATTGATGTCTTCCTAATTCTTTTGCGATCTCAATAATATTTTTGTTTTCGCTCCACATTTCTTGTAATCGAATTACTTCACTTTCATCAAACACCAGATCCAATTCTTCTAAAGCGATATACATATTACGACGCGAGTTCTTCATGTACTTCCTTTGTTGCGCTGCTATTGTGTAATTCTCCTTTTCCAAATCCGTTCCAAGTCTTGGCATCCCATTTCCCCTCCATTTGTAATTGATGAATTTCTCTTAGCTCCGCCATAACAGCATGACGCTTTCTATCCACTTCCTCAGGTGTTTTGCTCGCCGCTTCGCAAATACACGGTGCAAATTGATAGCAGCCACTCCCCATATCGTTCTGAATTACTCCCGTTCCATTACATGCACACATCTTAATTCCCCCTTTTAATAAATCCCCTGTTTATAATTTGATACCGCTTTGTTTACTTTTCTTGTTGTGCTCGCATCTTTATAGAATGTCATTTCCTTATATTGACGAGGATTTGGATTATTTGATTCTGAATCCTGACATCCTTCACGATTCAATAAATGCTGAAATCTTTCTTCTGAGCACCATTTCAATCCGCCCCATGAGATCCATTCGTTATCGGAAACAGTTACTTTTTCAACATCTGGAATCTCTCCTTCTTGTTTTAATAACCATAAATATTCATCAAACTGCATTCCCCAAGGTTTATATGAATTTCCGAACATCTTTACATGACCTTGTGAAAATTGAACTCGCACGATTTTATCCCCTTGCTTTCTTGCCATTTCTTATTCCCCCTTAGAATGGTAGTGCTTTTCTTCTGTAATCCTTTGTATCTTTAAAAGTAATCGCTCTAAAATTATTAAGAATCCTTGATACAATCCGCTCATCGTATGCGTCGTCTAAACGCTTCCCTGTGAGGTTTGTCGTGAAGATAGTAGATTTACCTTGGCGACCGTCGAAAACATCGAATAACACCCTATTAATGAAGTTTGTCGCTTTGGTATTGGCATCTAATGCGCCTAACTCCGCTCCCAAATCATCGACTATTAATATTTCCGCTCTCACTAAGCTTCGAATAATTGAATCCTCTGTTAACGTTGAATCTTTGCTAAACGTACTTTTTATCTTCCGTAACAACTCACCGACTGTAACGAAGACAACCGACTTCCCTGCTCCTGCAAGCTGATCTGCGATAGCATAAGCAAGATGCGTTTTCCCTGCTCCACAATTCCCGGCCATAATCGTGTTAAACACCTTCTCATCGAGATAATCCGTCGCAATGACTTTTGCGAGTTCGAAGTTCTTCGCTCCTTCTTCGCTAGTAGGCTTGTAATTGTCAAAGTTGGCTTTCTTAATGTTGCTATCGGCAATCATGCTTTGTTGATGGAACATGAACTTCTTCTCATTCGCTTTATCTGCATCGTATTTCGCTTGTTCTTGTTGCTGAAGCTTCTTACTTTCGTTTTCAAGGAAGCATCGAGGGCAAACAACTTGTCCACCGAACTTCATCTTGTTCATACCGTGCGTATCGCACACATCAGAATCCATAGTTATATTCACCTTTTTGGCTATATCGGTTGGTATTGCCGTTGCCGCTCTCTGCATTGTTCTTCGCTCCTTTATTTCGTTGGTATTCAGCTTCTAAAGCTTCCACATCATCCAAAGTCTTAATGTTTTTGTTAGCCCACTGTTTTAAGATGCCTTCAGCGTAATTCCATTTTTTCTGTTGCTTTAATGCACGTTCCATCGCCGCTATAACAAGTTCTTCGCTTGTGTCTTTAATCCACTGATCTATGCCATCAGCCATGAATGGATTTAAAACTCCAATGTTACTTTCATAGAATGAGAAGGGGTTCTTACTACTACTACTACTTATTGTTAAATTAGTATTGTTAAGATTAGTATTGTTAGGGTTCACCTGGTGAACTCCCCCCCGTTCATCTCCTGAACCCCCCCGGTTCATTTGGTGAACTCCCCCGTTCAAATCATGAACGTCATTTACGTAATAAACGTTGGACATATCACCTTGTTCTTTAGATGAACGTTTCTCTTTTGTCACATAACCTATTTCAATTAAGGTATTTAAGGCCTTAATTACCGTGTTCTTCGACATTCCAACTTTCTTTCCGATTGTTGGTAAAGAAGGGAAACAACTCCCTGTTTCTTGATTGAGATGTCTGCAAAGAACCATGTATACCGCCATTTCCTTATGAGTTAGTCTTGCATCATCTACAATCTCGTTATCTATCATGAAAAATCCGCGTCTTCTTCTATCAATTAATGTCATTTCTTTCACTCCCGTTCGCATATAGCAAATCCTTTCGATACTTTCAGGACCCTATAACCTGGGTAGCGTTTCGGATTTATATATTTCAGTACATTTTGTTTTACTTCATCTGTTGATTTGGCATCCTCCCAGCACCAAGCCGGAAGGAGTACCTTGCTTTGTTTTTCGATCATTGTTCAATCACAATTTCTGATTGTGACAGTGATTCTTTATTTTCTTCTTGTGCATCAGTAACCGGAAACTCTACAACCGCCATATCCTCTGTAACATCTTTACGAATCGGATCAGATGATACGTCTTCCGAGTAGGCTTTCTGCATTTCTATAGAAAGAATTCCCCACTTAGAAAGCATGTTTCGAAGAACTGTCTTTTTAGCCATCGCATCAAAGTCTTTCTTCCATCCAAAGTCCGATTTACTAAACTTTTTACGGTGTTTCTCAATTTGTTCTTTACTCCAATACACTGTTTTTTCAAACCCATTTACTAATTTGAAATATCCAGCGTAACCGATGATTGCATCGGATTTCTTTTCAGTGAAATCAATCTTTAATTCTTCTGTAAGTGGGTTCCACTCAATCAACTCTCCCTCATGAATTTCTACCACGTTGATCGCTTTATATTGACCTGTACGGAGTGCTAACTGAATGTAACCTTTATAACCAAGTTGGAAACTTGCTTTGCCGCTGTAAGGGACAACCCATGCGTAACCTAAGTTTTTATCAACCGGCAAATCTAAAGTAGCTGCAACCATACACGATGAGATGATACTCATAGGTTCACATTTTTGTAGATACGCATCACCGCTATACATATTGATCATGCTACTTAAAAACTGAGGTGCTTTATCTCTCAACACTTCATCAAATCTTTGTTTAACACTTTCTGAATTCACCAAACCTTTAAACCCTGTTTGTTGAGTTGTTGCTGCTGTATTTGTTCTATTTGCTAATTGATTTTTAACAGTTGAGTTTGTAGCCAATTTAATTTCCTCCCTTATTTAACTGAAAATCTTCTAGATACTGATGTTCTTGCGAATTCTTCATACAAATCCGGATGTTTATCTTTGAATTCTTTTGTATCAAAACGTTGCGAATGGACCGTTTTCCAAGTCGCCTGATGTTCACCAATGAGCCCTTTTTCTTTATCTCCTATCATTGCTTTTAACTTGTTTTCGTGTTCTTTCTTGTGCATTTCGAGGCCCTTTATTTCTTCTGTTATATTTTGAATGGAAGAAATATGGTCTTTCGCTTCACTTGGCAAATCTATTTCGGAACCGTCATAGCCCTCTGGATACATTTGTTTTAATAAATTAGTAGAAGCTTCCGAACCATCAAACATTGGAGGAATACCTTTCTCGACGTGGTTTAACCAGAAATCTTTTTCGATATCAATTAAGTACTGAATAATGTCTTCATCACGTTCAATCTTTTTATATATGAATTTGTTTCCGCCAATTAATACTGCTATCCACCATGCTTTATAACCCGTAACAGCCATGTAGTGTTGACACTGTAGAAGATAAGAAACTGGGATTTCTTCGCCTTCCCACTCTTTCTTTAGGTATTCAGACGCCGTTTTACACTCAAGTCCTACTTTTTCACCAACAACAAGCCTGTCCACATTTGCAAGCATCCAAGGGTAATCAGGATGTTGTAAAATTGCGTTGCATGTTCTAACTTTCAGATTAGTACGTTTACTGAATTCCTCTGCTACAATTTCTTCTAAGACGTTTCCAAAGTAAGCTGCTTCGCTTGGTAATTGATCTTTAACCATTTCACTTGTTTTATCGTAGTAAACACCAATTGGAGAGCTCCATTTATTTAAACCCGCAATAGCCGCTGCATCAGAACCACCAATACCAGCTTTTCTAGCTTCTAACCATTGTTCATGGGCCATATCTTCAGTTGTTATAAGTACGTTCGCTTCCATCTTATTCACCTGCTACTTTCGTAATTGAATGCTCAACCACATACTCTTCAACACATTCCGTTGAGTTATGGATGTAATCTCCGTCAAAATCCAAGTACTCTTCACCCAAATAAATCTCTTGAGAGCACCCTTCGCAATTTCCGATAGTATCATCGGTTGATGAATCATGATGATTCCCGTAAGTAATTGGATTTTCAATCATTTTTTGCATTCCTCCTTATTTACTGAGAGAAAACTTATGGTATAATAGAGGTAGCTAATTTTAGGGAATGTTTTCTCTACATCGCTCGTTGCCATCGAGCGTTTTTTATTTTTCAATAGCTAACTTTCTGAAAGTTTGTTAAAATCCAGTTACCGACATGTGTAACAACTAGCCTGTGCTTCTGTACGGGCTTTTTATTTTGCTAGTTTTTATCTAGCGAATGCATTATTCTCACCCTTTCTGATGCTTCGCGCATCGGAATATCCAGGAACCTATTTACTAGGTGGGGGATACCATTAGATTCCTGAATATTCCGACAAGCGAAGGCTTGTCCTATTAATTAATTGAGATAATCTCGTATGTTTCTGACATATCTGCATGCCACATTTTAACGTGCTCCGCGTGTTGTCTCGATGAATATTGTTCAGCTTCTTCTGGTGTGTTTACATCTTTAAATTGATAAGCTTCAGGATTATGTTTTCCATTATGTTTAAGATATTTTTTCGTTTTCACGTTTCGAATAACATATTGCATTTTCCATTCCCCTCTCTATTTAGCTAGAGTGATAAACTCCTTATGCATTTCCTCAACCTTATCTGCGCTGTTATGCACTCCCTTTACTCTTAAATCCTTTATGATCCATGCTAGTTTCTTTTGTTCGTATTCATCACGTTGCTGTTTCTGCATCGCTTTACCACCTTATTTATCTATTACTCTTCTAATTTGGTATAATGTTCCTATCAACTAAGATAGGAGGTGACACCATGGATAAGAAAGAGATTGCTAAAGATTTAACTGTTGCGTATTTACAAAACAAACCAGGTTTAATTAGGAATATTAATGACGCAGTACTTGTGTATGAAAAGATGTATGACGCTGTAAATAGATCATCATCTGTTGTGGAATATCCACAAATAACACCTGAAGATTATTCGAAATAACAAGTAATTTTATTAAGAGTCGAAGCCACCACTTCGGCTCTTAACTATTTAAAAGAATCTGTCTAGCTTCAGCTAAATTTTTAATCACTATTGCTGTTTCTGCACTGTTACAAACCTTAGTTAATTTATTAATTCTTTCCAATAAAATTTGTGCTACTTCTATTTTATTTAATTTGTTTGTCATCTTTGTTCCTCCTTTATATACCGTCTGTCTATCCAATTCATTAAATGAATGAATCCGTAAAGTAAAATGAATATAACCAGAATCATTAAATGTGAGAATGGGCTTTCTTCTAACATTTACATCGCTTCCTTTCCAAGAAACTTATTAATGAAGTAAAGCTGACCTTTCCCTGTAACTTTTGTAGTAAATGATGTTACGAACTCACCTATACTATTTGTTCTTACATATTCTTGTGATTCAAACAGTTGTAAGTCCATTGAGTACTGTGTTGGTGTGTTGTACAGGCTTCCTCTTTTCTTGCAAAGATATCCGTTTTCTCTAAACCATTCGAAGAGTCTGTTTTGTCCTGTATCAATTCCTTTTTGTCTCATTAAGTTCGCTAACTGCTTGACGGTTATTAGGTTAGTTGATACTTGCACCGCTTCAGCGAATGTTACAAGCGGTTGTTGTTGCAAGAGTGTTCGTTCTGCTTCAACTCGCTTCGCTTTCTCTTCTTTTAAGTTTGTAAGAAGACCAATCATGAAGTCTGGATTAGTTACCGCTTGTTCGAGCGCTTGATCTGTCATGTAAGCTCCGTGTTTTCTAATAGAAGGAAGTACTTCGCTTGTTACCCACTTTTTGAATGCTTTCGCTTGTGGTTTACGACTTCTAAGTATTAATGAGTAAAGTCCTGATTCGTTAATTGCATTCACATTTTGTTGTCCTCCAAGGGTGTCCACTAATACCGACCCCCTTTCATCTTCATCAAGACGAGAGTAAGCATCTCTTTGTTTATTGATTCCTAAAACATCACATACATCTTGAGCAACAAACCAAACATCTTTACCTTGTACCGCCGTCCGAACTTGTCCGAACTCTTCATTATTGAAAACTTGTAATTGATTCATTTTCTTTCCTCCTTTTATCAAATGATAAATTTTTTATCATTAAATACCGCAAAATATTCAGGGAACAATTCGGTAACACTTATATTAAATACATCCTGATATTTAACCATTATGTCAGGTCTAGGTAAATATCCATTTTCAATTTTACGAACATAAACCGTTGATATACCAAGCTTTTCAGCTAATTCACTTTGAGTTAATTTCATTGTTTTTCTTTCTTGCTTTAGATCGACTTTCATTTAACCACCTTCCGTTCTTAACACGTTTCTTTCGATGTCTTTAGTATAGATGATAAAAAAATTATCGTCAACAATTTTTATAATTTTTTTATCATTTTTACGAAAAGGGGTTTAAAGTGATAAAATTTGTATCTATAATGTAATTAAGGATTCACTGAGAGGGGAAAATTTAAAATGACTTTTGGAGAAAAATTAAAACAACTGAGGGGCAAGCGTACACAAGGCGATGTAGCTAACCTGTTAAACATATCAAGAGCAACATACTCGCATTTAGAAAACAATCGAATTGAACCTAGTATGACTGTATTAAACGCTATCGCGGATTTATTTTGTGTTTCAACAGATTATTTATTAGGAAGATCCTCGGATTCACGTTTAACTGAAGAGGAAGACAAAACAACTGATGAAATGGCTAGAAAATTTATGGAATTAGTAGCTGATTTACCTAAAGAAGAACAAGAAAATGCTTGGAAACAAGCAGCAATGTACGTGAATTTCACTAAAAATCAAAAATAATGTTACATCCTAAAAGAAGCTAACTACTCAGTTAGCTTCTTTTAATTTTTCTTCTGTATATGTATGAGAGGTGATTTCTTTTAAAACCTCTTCTGAATTAGTCCCCTTATTTTCTAAAAACCACTTCACCATTAGTTCTTTTGCTAATTGCTCTTTTGTCATGATAAATTCCCCCTACATCCTCTTTTGTATATTTTTGGAATTAATTACTTTTTTACCTTTTCCCCCAAAAAGGAAATTTCTCCGTAAAATACGAATGACACCGTCAATTAAGACGATGTCATTTTTGATTTATATTTAATTAAAAGAAACAATTTAACTGGTAATCTTTACCAGCCGCCACCCGGGTCCGTCATCATTCGTTGAACGACAGGTTTAGATGCCTCTTGTTTGTTATCTGTTTGCTGGCTATCAGTAGAAAAAGTGAACAACCCCGCTACTAATAAGATTGGTAAAAAAACTAATATTTTTTTCAATATTTTCACCTCTTCTTTCGAAGATAATTATACCATTTTTTTATAGTAAACCCAAGTAAAATTTAGGTAATTGAGAATAATGGATATTACCAGATTTTTGGCACATCAGCAAGGACTTTCGTAGTAGAGATTCTCTCTCTTCTCCTTCGCATGTAAGAGCATAATATGCCGTTTGAATATCTGTCCATTCACCATTTTTCTCTTTTAAGTCCAATAAAATCTTTTTAGCACCTAAAATATCACCTTCGAGTATCTTTGAATATGCATTTTCACTTGGGTGTACAAATTCCAAAGTATCTAAATCTCTTTGGTAATGGATTTTTAAGAATGATAAGGTTTGCTGGATGAGTTCCCATTTTATTTCAAAACCTTTACAAGAAGGTTCTCCTAATAATTCTAAGGTTTTTTCTAAATAATGTTTAGCGCTTTCGTACTTTTCAGGTTCGAATATCAGCGATTCCCCAATTTTTAAATACGCATTTAGTTTTGGTAATGAGAAAAAACCGTCCCATTCCAACTCAGATAATAGCTCTTGGCATTTTAAACGAGATTCAACCACTTCTCCACCTTGTAAAGACGTTACTGCTATCGCTTCTTTATATCTTAGTAACAAACATTCTTTTATAAATTTATTTGTTATATCATTTATTTTTTCACTAACTGAATTCAGCCTTTCGTATAACGTTTTGTAATTCCCAGACTGATATTGCGCCTGACATAATAAGATTTCGGTCAAAACTTCCATTTCAATCGTTTTAACATTTTTATTCTTTTGTCTTAATAATTTGAAATAAGTCGAAGCGCTCAGACCATCGTGATATCTCTGGAAAATTATTTCGTATACTTCTGCAAATTCTCTGTTTTCGGAAACGTCAGACTGAACCTCTTGATCTATAATCGCTTTCAATAATTCGAATTTACCTCTAATAGCTAAGTCTTCCATAGCTTCTCTTAAATTTTCAGGTTTAGGGTCCGTGTTCATTATATAGTCATTAACAACTTTCGCCTGTGAAATCAAACTCTTTTTTAATAAAATAAGCGTCTTCGAAAGATATCCGAAACTAATATCGTTAGCTCCTTTAAATACTTTGGTAACTGTAGCAGGCTTCACTCCCCAATAATCAGCTAATTGCTTCTTCTTAAATCCAGATACATATAATTCTCCTTCAAGAATGTTTAATACCTTCCACACTTCTTGTTCCTCCCTTTTGGAACAAAGACGCTTCGCTCTTTTTCTCAACTTTTAAAATAGGAATTTAATACCATAGTAATGATTTAGTGATATCGGCATGTTATAATGTAAGTGTTACTCATGAAGTGACCGAAAAGAGACTAATGGCAGATGTTCCCCTTGTGAGTCGGGCGAACGGTGTAAGAGTGTGACAGCACTACTTACACACGCTGTGAGTCTTTTTTTCGTTCCTTGTATTTTGTTATTATAATAACACAAATTTCCCAAAATTCAGTCGTATAGTTATCTGATTATTATTGAGAAAGTTGATAAACCGCTTTGTAGCAAGGCTTATCAGGTTTTAAGGCATTGAATATGCAATTGTGCATTTTAACCTTTAAATACTTAATAAGAATATATTACCACACAAAACAGAACTTTTGTTCTGTTTTATTTCTTAAATAAATGTAATAATTACAACTTATTTTTAATTTTGTTCCCTTTATAGTCAAAATGATTAATCTTATCCATTACTCTTTACACTGGTTTTATAATTGTCCAGTGAAAGGGTGGTGTATATGTCTCAACTTAGCAAGCGACTTGTAGAATTAAGAAAAAAACAAGGGTATACACAGAATGATGTATCGTACCACCTCAATATCGCTCGTACAACTTATGCGAATTGGGAATACGGAAAAGCTGATCCAGATGTAGATTCAATCATTCGTATAGCTAATCTCTATAACATTTCGACTGATGCGCTTTTTGGCAGAAAAACGCCTATCGAAAATCATTTAGAGCTGATCAAAGTCGGCCTTGCCGACTTATCTACTGAGGAACAACACAAAGCAATTGATATATTAATTGATTATACATCATTTATCAAAAAACATTTCGTTAAATAACCCCTCCTAAACGTTCTTATTTTAGTTGTATCCTACTCCAAACTATTTTTACATATGAAACTACTTAAATGGATCAGAAGCGGAATACAAAGCACTGCAATGCCTCGTATTCCGCATGTGGAATGTAGTATTTGATTTGATTGTAGAAGAAAACATTTCCAATATCCAGTGGTAAAATTTTACATAATTTGACCATTTCATCCAAAGAGGGCTACGGCTCTCTTTTTTTATTTTCGTTCGACAAAATATGACAATATTCGAATTAATTGTTTGCTATGATAAGCTCGGAAATCTTACATTTTACATAATTGGAGGAAAGAACATGTATAAAAAACTAGGTACAATAGCTTTAACAGGAGCATTAGCTTTGAGTTTAGCTGCATGTAGCGAAACTGAAGAAACTGCAAAAAAAGTATCTAACGATCAAAAAACTGAACAAACAGATACTAAAAAGGAAGATAACAAAGAATTTAAAGTTGGTGAAACGATTCAACTAGGAGACCATAAATTAACGGTTTCTAATGTTGAAAAATCTCAAGGTGGCGAATTCGACAAACCCAAAGAAGGGCAAGAGTTCGTAATTGCTAACTTAACCATAGAGAATGGCGGAAAGAAAGAAATCAGTTACAACCCATTCGATTTTAACCTGCAAAATAGTGATGGGAACATTGTAGATCAAGCATTTACAATGGTTAATCAAGATACTCAATTGAATTCTGGAAAATTAGCTCCAAACGGAAAGATTACTGGAACAATTGCATTCGAAACAAAGAAAGATGACCCGAAGCTCCAATTAATCTTCAAACCCAATTTCTTATCTAAAAAAGAAGTGAGAATTAATCTACAATAACTACATAGGAGTGTTAATTTTGAAACGAACAACTGAATTTGTATTAGGACTTATTGGTGGTATTTTTGGTATTATTTGTGCATTTATCGCTTTAATGATCGGTGGTATGGGAGCTGCGTTTGAAACGGAAGGTGCAGATACGATTATCGGATTAGGTTGGGGTGCTATAGGACTATCAATCTTAGGAGTTGTTGGTTGTGTAGTAGTTAAAAAGAATGCTAAAGTTGGCGGTATTATGATGACAGTTGCTTCTATTGGTGGATTCATCTGTATTTCTATCTTCTACTTATTACCAGGAGTATTATTATTAATCGGCGGATTAATGGGTATCTTCCGTAAAAATAAAGCTACTGTATCTGCATAAAATAGGCACTCGAAAGAGTGCTTTTCTTTTTTCTCAATAAACGATGTATATAAATATGGTAAAATGATTATAGGTTGGATTAACTTCTTGTATAAAAAAGTTATTAAAATTAAAGTGGTTCAAGTCGGAGGAAGGCACCTTAGGGTGTCTTTTTTTTATGGAGTTTATCTAATATAAATTATTTGAAAAAGCACACCGCACCTGTGCTTGAAGTTATGTTGCATTGCATGATATAATTGACGTAAATTAAGATAAAGATAAAAAAAGGAAGCCTTTCAGTGTTGGAGCACCGAAAGACTTTAAGTTCAAATACTATTTTTTTCCTTTACTCATGTTTATCATTTGCATGACAACACCGAGTAATGCGCATACCGCTGTAACTGTGAGTGCATCCATATGTATTCACCACCTTTCTCATCCCAACGTATTGGAGTACGATGGGATGTTTTTATTATACCATACGCCCCCCTCAAAACCTCAATGGATATGTTACATTATCTGAAAAAACTTTTAAATTTCTTTGAATGACATTCCTTATCCTAATAATACTGACAAAAACCATACCTCATTTTTTTATAAACGGACGATTAAATCATTCCAACTTCTGCCGCCCCCTTTTATACTAACTTTATTTAACCAAAACTTCATTCTTATCATTTACACCCACAATATACAAATCTAATAAAAATTTATCAACCAAATAGCTTTTTTTATATTACCCTATAAATTTCACGTACTATATCTGATTGATAAAACCCAATTCTACAATAGGGCATATTCTAACCGTCCTCTACCAAAATAAAAACCCCCTAAATAGGAGGTTCATAGAAGTAATAGTTAAGTAGTCCAAATAATAACAGGTTTAAGCAGACACACCAGTGCGCACTTAATAAAAACAAGTAAATCTAAAGAGAACAGTTTACAGAGTGCTACCAATCAACAAGTCCAATATATACGGTTTAAGAAGATTTACTAGTGCGCACTTTTATAATTGCTTCTTTAACTTACGTACATATGATTCTGAAACACCCATTATCTTAGCTATTTTACGCTGTGATGCTTTTGGATTGGCTTCCATTAGTTCTTTTAATTGTGATAACTTGTCCTGTTTCTTTTCGTTCTCAGCTGCTAAATACTCTTCACGAGTCGCCACACCTTCCATACGTCGCTTTACACGTTTTCTTTCGGTGTCACGTCTTTGTTTCTCTACTTTGTCTATTAAAGTACTCATCTTTTCTTTTTCGTCTTGCGTGAAATCAATATTAAGCTTACGAATTACAGTATCATTTCGCATCGGTTTGACGATGTTGCGTGGCAATCCTATACGTTTATAATCATTCTTCGCAAATTCATCAAAGAAAATCATAGCATCTTTGTACGCATTCTTCGCCGTACGTTCCACTTCTTTCTTTGGTTGGGGATCAGCAAGCTTTGCATTCAACTGGAATGTCATTTCTAACGTCGCTGCTTGATTCTTAACGATTAGAGCAGTCGTAAATGAGTAAATGTACGTTAAATCGTTTCGATTCTCTATAACGCCGTTTCTAAGCTCCACAATCATTTCTAAATCAGCTTTACGTTTTGTATTTAAACTATAAAGGTCCATTACCCCTTTTCGTGCTGGTAACGTTGTAAGCATACCTTTACGCTTCGGTTTACGTTTTTTCTCCAATGGAGGTACATACTCGTACAATTCTTGCAGTGAATACTCTCTTTCCGTCCATAGATCCACTGTGATTTGTTGTCCAGTCTTACTATGAGTACTATATGGCAAGCGGAATACACGCGATAAGTCCGAACACGAACCGTCAGCACCTAACGGCATAAGCATTTTAACAAAGTGATTCGTTATGTATTGCGATAAATATGCCATTTGCGGAGCAGCTCCACCACTTATGCTATAAACTAATTGCACACCTCGTCCGTTCATAATAATATTCGGGCATGGCAATGATCCACTAAAAACAAAATCGTGTAGTTGTTTTATTACATACTCTTTTGAGAGTCCTATTTTATAAAAGTCCAAATCTACGCCTATATTTCTTATTTGCTTCAAATCAGCCGTTTTACGACTTCCGTGTTCAAATGCATTAAGAGATAAATAAACGTCTTTTAAACCTCGTTCTGAAGCTTTTAACAAGTGTTTTAAATCACGTAGACCATACCAAATTTGTTTATGCTGTTCATTACTTAAATCAATTGTAACGACATATCCTGATTTCTTCCGTTCTGATAAGTAACATTCATACCAGGAATCAATGAACGTTTCCTCTTGCGGCTTCCGAATTGCCACCGACATACAAATAGCCTCCTTATACAAATAAAAGGAAGCTACACAAGAATATATTACACTTTACCTGTCTAATAGTTTTTGATATTATATAGACAGAAGTTAATAAACACCAAGAATTTTCTTGTGTAACTATTTGAAGGATCCATTCTCAAACTTTGGTCGGGGAGAGAATGGGTCCTTTCGTCTTTTATTCCGTTTTTTCTACAATTATTGTAACGCAAGATTCATATACTTACAAGGACAGACGACAAGCCTAGTGCTTGTCTTTTTTTATTTTAATAGCAGGTAAACACTTGTTGTTACAGAATTGATAAGCAATATGTTAAATTGACAAAAACAAAATGATATGTTTTCATTTTGTTATCATTACAACTACATAAAAATAACGTATAAATTACATTACGTTAATATTAACGTTAACATTAAAATAACGTAATGGTAATGGAGGTGCCTAAATGGCTTATAAATTAGCTTTTGTTCAGAATAAAGGTGGTGTTTTAAAGTCTTCAATGACAGTAAACTTAGCAGGTCTTTATGCAAAACAAGGGAAGAAAGTTTTAATCGTAGATGCCGATCAACAAGGTAACTCACTTCTTTCTTTTGGTAAAAATCCGGACAAGTATCGTACGACTTTACATGACGTTTTAGTTAACTTCGCACCTGTTAGGGAAGCTATTGTAAACGTCTATAAAAATATCGATATTCTTCCTTCTAACGAAATGATGAGTTTCTTAGATTTCGACATACTGCCTAACTTAGACAAATACATAAATCCATTTTTACTTCTAAAGGTAGCATTAATGTCTGTTGAAGATGAATACGATGTAATTCTATTTGATAGCCCACCTTCTTCTGGATTGATTCAAAGTAATGTAATTTGCTGTACAGACAGAATTATTATTCCTTTCCAACCAGAACAATATAGCGTGCGTTCTTTAATTAAGATTATCGACGTTATTAATCAATTTAAACAGAAACACAACCAAAATTTAGACATCGCCGGAGTAGTTGCTACACTTGTTCAAAAAAACACAAAACTACATACAGAAGCAATTAAACAAGCAAGACAATTCTGCGAAAAAGAAAATGTGCATTTCTTTAATGCTAATATTCCAAGAAGTATCTCATTCGCGAACTCAATCGCTTATAACAAGTTACCTCTTACATTAGCTAAAAAAGATACAGAATTCGCATTTTACTACAAGAGTTTATTTAAGGAGCTGAATGAACATGAGCAACCGCAATATAGCTGATTTATTTGGTGATAGTGCAGTTAGAAATGACGAAGACAACAATGAAACTCAACAGAATAAAAAAGTAAAACTAGATGAAACAAGCAACGTTAACATTAATATTAATGATAATGTTAATGAAATGTTAGAGGAACAAAAACAAAACGATAACAAAACTGAAACGAAACATACAGTTAATAATGTTATTGAAAATGACGATATCCTTGGGTTCCTAAAGGAAGAACAAGATAAGAAAGTAGTTGGATTCCATCTAGATAAAGATGTAAGACAAGCCTTCCAAAAGGTATTAGGTAAGAAACCTCAACGCGGGGCACAATCAGAACTTGCGAATAGAATTTTCCGTGACTTCTTTGAAAAAAGAGGATTGTTATAGGCCCTACATTTTGTGGGGTTTTATTTCGTTTGTATAACATTAATATTTACGTTAACATTAATGTTAATAACACATTTATATAATGTTATGTTGTTGTTTTGAAACAAACAAAAAAGCCCCGGTTAGGGCTTGGTATTCTACATTACAATTCTTAGGCATAACATAGATATAGTCCGTTACCCCTGTAACTCTTCCCAGCTTCTACCGTACAATTGGGTGTGCTGTTTAGTTAGGGAAGAGTTGCTATATTTCTGTTCCACTGGTGGTTTCATTTTGCAGATGAATGCATGTTGCAGATCACCGCCAGCTCTTACAGAAATGATTGCATGGAATCGTGGTAATCTTGCTGCATCATCGATTGATATTGTTGGCTCTAGTCGATGTTGGGACAACTCAAATGTTTTAATGTGATCATTCGAGAAAAGGATTTGTTGTACTCCGCCGCCCTGCAAATTCTCTTGTAAAGAGTGTGGTAACTTATTCCAATGATGGAATGCATATAACGCTCCAAGACGTTCCTTGCGCCCTTCCGTGCCGATACGACCCATTAGTTTAGTTAATCCCTCTGTTGCGTACTGCTCAGGCTCATTAAACACTACAAAACATCCCCTGATTTGTTCTTCTTTGCTCATGAGCATGCGTGTCATAAATGTTTTTAACGTAATCCAGTGGACAAGTGTTTTAGATGCTAGCTCACCTAATTTGCGGTTTGGAATGCGGATAATAACGACTTTCCCTTCCTGCATCCACTTAGCAAAATCCACTTCCTTCTTCGGATCTTGCGAGAAGATATCATACAAAGTATCGTTGCCAAAGAAGTCATCTAATCTATTCAACACTGCATCAGCCTTGCTTCCTAACTCTTCATTATCTCCCCAGGACAGTAGCTCTTCTGCTAATCTTTTATTTCCTTCTTGGAGCAGTCCCTCAATTATACTTACACGAAACTCTTCATCCTCTAGGATTCTCTTAATGTTAAACAAAGAACCACCTGATGCCTTTGCTGCTGCTTTTAAGTAACGTTTAGAACGGGCCATTTTCTCCATATCACCAAAGAAATCTATAACTTCATCTGCGAACCTACTTGCACCTTTGCGCCCTAACTTGGTAATGACTTCTGTGAGATCCATAGGAACAATGTAATTTTCATCGCTCAAATCAATGTCTATTATTTTATCTCTTGGTAGAGCATCCCTTATACCGTCAGCCATGCCGCGCTCTCCTGCTTCGCAAACTACTTCAGGAATAATAGCGCTAACGCCATGATTTAAACATCCGTCTACTATCCAGTTTTTAATCGCTGTGTCCTTTCCGGAACCTTGTTGCCCTATAAATGTATACCCTTTATACAATTCGTCAGGATTTTTAACGGGAAAATAGATTGGTATTTTCTTATCTTTTAATTCACTCTCTCCTAAATGAATTCCGTTAGGATCACATAATACACTTGGAATATCCGTTTCTGTTCTTTTCTTCACACTTAACGCTTCCTCATAACGCCGTTGCAGTTCCGCTGTAGGCATTTGCATTGCTAACTTAGCCATTTCATCAGTTGACATTAAATTCACGTTACCGTTCATTTTCGTGCGTTTGGATAGATGTAATGTATTTAACTCTTGAATAACTTCTTTCTTTCTACTTTTTATGTTAATTTTAACACCGTGTAACTCGTTATTATCAGCTACCTCGCTAAAGGAAAGGGATAAGGTTTCACTAATCGTTTCTCGTGTTAGGCGGTCCTGCGAGTGCGCTGCTATGCGTATATGACTTTTGAATGTGGGATTGTTTAACTTCTCACGGCTAGCAGTACTAATATGACGCGAGTTTATCTCGTCTTCTAAACTAAATGGTTTATCAATGACTTTGTCTTTAGAGTAAGACTTATCACTTTTGAAGAACGTATTAGATAAGGCATTAAATAAATCCGATATCAAATAATTGACCTCATTCACGAATCCGCCAATCGTCTTCTTTGAAGCGCCTATAATCATTTTAGAGTTCAATGTAGCTCGTTGAGGAACTTTTCCTTTAGACAATTTCTCGTAGGCCCATGATGCATTCTTTATCCACTTCTGACGGTTCTCTGCTTCATTACAGATACTTAATCTAGCAAAGTCACCATCAAACTGCAATTCATCTATTGTGTTCAAGACAGCAGCTATTTGCGTCTTCTGCTCACTGGCATTTGTGTTCAAGCTAAATATATCGTGTTTAAGATACTTTAACTCCTGCACTATCGTATTTTCTTCTGGAACTTGTATTTGCTCAAGCGGCGCTTCTTTAATCGTGACATGCATTTTATTTTCTAACTTTCGTTTTAATTTGATTGCTTGATACTCTGATGTAGACACATAGAACTCAATTTTCTTCTGGCCGTTCTCTTGTTTAAATATCACATCAAACCAAAATGAATCCTTTTCGCGGTATACGAAGCGGAGTCCGTCACGTTCCAAACGCGTTCCTGGTGATTCATACATTTCGTACATCTTATAAATTGACTTCCAAAGTCGTCGAGTATTATTGGAGACGTTAGAATGGGGAACGATTCGGTACACAACCATTTTGTTTTGCTCAACTTGAAAGAACTCGGACCATGATATTGTTTCAGTTCGTTTCCACCACTTCTTTTTCTTCTTTGGTATTTCTGCTGGCACACCACCGAGATAAATAGCAGGGTAGTAAAACTTCTGCTCCTGATCTGGTACTTTCTTTTCATCCACTTCAAACACCTCCAAGGATAGTAAGTGCTAGGATTAACAGAGCCGTATACCAACTAATTGTTTTCATCATGTTCCCTTTTCCTAACATGGATGAAATGATGATAAATGCTCCTGCTGCTATCGTCGTATATCCCATCAAGTCGGGAAGACTCACAATAAACCAATCCCATAACAATGCACCACATTCTTTAAGAAAGTGACCAATAGGTTTTAAAATGAACTCGATTTCCGTATGGACAATACTATCGCTAAAATTGTTCAAAGCATCCATAAATGAACCTTCTTTTGCTTTTTCACCGATGTAACCACCTGCGTTAGCCAAAACCATTTTTCCACCATCTAAGATGAACTTCATAGTTGGTCCCCCTTATATTCCTTTTAAGAAATCACGGATATCTACTGCATGCCTAGCTAATACATAGCCACAACAACAACCGATTAGGATTTCTAAACTTTTAGATCTGTGACCCAAAGCCCAACTAGCTCCACTAAAAATTATCACGAGTACACATCCAGCATCAAAAGCGTTCATAATTGCTCCGTGAACATTCCCAAATGTGGCATTAACTGTTGCTGCAAGCGCTGCTTTAGGTAGGATCATAACTAGTGAACCGGTAGTAGCGGTAATAACTCTCTTTAAAACGGTATCATCACTTTTCTCCTTCTTTTTATAACTGCCATCCATAAACGAACGAAACGGTATTACCTCTGTTTTCGCCATGATGTACACCTCTCACATGTTATTTTTCGAACAGGACATACTAACGGTAAATCCTTAGAAATGGAGGGATTACTAATGCATGTAGCTATTGCTGTAACAGTAGGAGCAATTATTGGTACATTAGTTAACATTTTCTTGGGCTAGTTGGCATAAATGGCAGTGGACTCGGTGAGGTCTGCTGCTTCTTTGTTTGTGTTTTGAGTTGTTGGATACGTTCAGATGCTGTTGGTTGTGGTTTAGGGGCAGGAGTTAACTTTTTATCTTCTTTAATATCTACACTCTCTATATTCGGGTGTTCAGATTGCTCCACATCCTCTTTTTCTATCTTCTCGAGACTCATAGCTTCCCAAAGTAATTTCTTCACGTATCCGCTAAAATTACGACGTTTAACGTGTTTTAATATTAATCTGTCTTTCTCGTTCTTCTCGTTGAAAGCCACTGGTTTACTGAATTTAGCCATCTACAACACTCCCTTTTGGTAGTAGCGGTAATATCGCTTTGTTAAAAGGTATTTCATGCTGCTTGCTCAATATGCCTAATCTATTTTGCAATTGCGTATATTTTTTTGCATTTTGGACGAGGATGGTTAAAAAAGATTACGGAGGAGATTAAAGTGTGGGGTAGAGGTGTCGGAAGACATAAAACAAAATTAGCTAAATTCCTAGCTAACTACGATTATTCGATACAAGACTTTTCAAAGGTTAGTAAGGTTAACAGAAATACAATAGGTCAATTATGTAATGATAAGGATTATATTCCGTCTCCAACCACTATGCAGAAAATCATGAAGGTGGTTAGGAAGCATGAACCACGAAAGCAAGTTACGGACTTCTGGACAATGTAAAACGGTAATACCGGTAATACCGATATTACCGAAAATCACATAAAAAATAGTCCTACTTTTGCAGTGGACTTGTTGGTTAGCTATAAGCGCGCTATACGCTATTAGCTATATGCCGAGAACTTAAAAATATTGCGTGTACCATAAAGATAATTATAAATTGCAACTTAATTAGTTGGATTATAGTTATTTTCACCCCTTTAAAAGGAACGTTTGTTCGTGTATAATTGACATAAATTACACGAATCGGAGGATCATCATGGAAAATCAAAGCTGGGGAACACCAAAAATAAAAGGTCGTGGCATGGTGAAATGGCAACCATTCGCAAGCATGCCGGAACAGTTCGCAGGAATTAGAGAAATACTTAATGATTTAAATAAAGTGCCGAAACCAATTGTTAGTGAAGATATGCAAGATCAGATTGAACGTAGTCTTATTCAATCAATGCAATCTCATAAAGAAATATCAATTTCATACTACCGTGACGGAATGATTCAAGATATGTACATAAATGTTCTACACATCGAACCAATGCTAAAAACAGTGTATTGTACAGATGCATTTGGATTGAGTACAGAGTTTAAATTTGATGAATTAGTGAATATAAACTAAAAAAAGCCGCCCAACAGGACGGCTTTTGTTTTACTTAACGTCATACCACCAACCCTTACTATCAAGCCAGCCTTTCATACCACTTAACTGTTGGTCTGAAGTTGGATCAGATATAAAGTAAGCTAGTCCATCAGGCTTTAAATAAAAGTTCGCAGTCATTTTCACTGAGGACAGTGCTTGCATTGTGAGTGGAACTTCGTCACGATGAAATGCTCCAGACGTAATAATGTTTTGTTTAGCTTCTTGAATCTGCTCTTGATTCTGTGTAGCTCCAGTAAACCAGGAAAGGGATTTATCACCTATAAGTGAGTTAATATCGCACTTACCAATACCAGGAACGTTACCTGTCTCAGTGTATTGCCAGATATCGCATGGATAATTTGGTTTATTACCACCATAACGTGGAATCCACGCAAAGTCACTTTGTACATTCGCCATACCGAAAGGTGCATACATATGATGACCAACATATAAACCGACCTTTTGAGCGCCTAATCGGCGCAATTCATCGATAAAGGCTTGTGCACCTGCTCGCATATCATCCATTGTTTTTACTTCGACATCCGCAACCCAAACTGTAGCGCTCTTGTCACCGCGACTCCAAAAGTCCTGCGCTTCTTTCCTTGCATCGTTAATTGATACGAATCGGCAGAAGGCATAGTTACCAAATGGAATGTTTCTTGCTTTCATCGCTTGTACATATCCTTTATACAAAGGGTCTACGTAATTCGAACCATCTTGCACACGTGCAATTACAAAATCTAATTGTGACGCTGCTACATCCCAGTTAATATTACCGTTCCATTTAGAGATATCTACAATATAACCCATTATTTATCCTCTCCTTTGTTTTGTTTATCAGCGAACCATTTACCCGCAGTAGGATTAGATACAACACCCGCAGTAATCAAAATGTATAGAATCATATCTACATATTCTTGATATCTTCCTAAATTAAAATGAGGGACGGTATCCATTAATACCATCCCTAACACTGCAAACAATGCTACCCACAATCCATAATTCTTAAATTTCTCTTGCATCGTTATTTCCTCCGTTTCCTTGTATCAGAACGTTTTATTTTCGCTTCGATTTCGCTTGCTACACTCTCCAGTAACCAAGTAGGAATCCATTTATCCCAACCAACACGAACGCAATTTGCTGTGAAACTGTTGAAAATGTGATATGTTAAACCGCCAGTTACCATAAAGAAAAAGAAATCTGGTAACTTGAATGCGATATCAAACATGTGAGCTAAACAGGGCAATAAAAAAAGCACCACGGTACGCGCGATGCCCTCTACTCCATATGCTGATGAATACGATCCATCTAACTTTGATGCTTTACTTCCTGTAATCCAGTCGAGCGTAACAACCATCATCAGAATGAATATCCAAATTAAATTGGTTTTACCATACACCAAACTTAAGAATGTCCCTACACCACCACTTACAAATGAAGCGGCTTTAAATTGTGCTGTATTAAATATATCGATTATGTTAAGACTTCTGAAAATATCATGGACTCGCTCCAATTGTTCACCTCCTTTCAAAATAAAAAAGCCTGCTATAAGCACACTTCATTTTGTTATATATTGTATATTTTAATTTCTATAAATGATTTACATCCTTCCTTATTGATAATAGAATATAAAAGTGAAAGGGTGTATATATATGAAGATTCTTATTATTAGTACTATTATTGCCTTTCCTATTTTTTTCATACTAAAACCATTAATGCACAGATATGTTGATTGGTGCAAACGTCTTGAAGAAGATCATGACGATATCGATCCATGGCCATAATAATCGATATCATTTGTTGTTTCATACTGTTTTTATTGAAAAGATGAGGCGAGTGTACATTTGTACATCAATAAAACAGTTCTGGTTTATCAACTTTAATTCGATTGAACATTTTTAAAGAACCGTTATAGTTTGGATGTATTCCATCAGTAAACAATGTACTGTCCCCGCCGTTATTAATATCATTATTTACCGCTGTTGCAATATCGAACTTAACACCATCATCAGAAACAGCGTCAATGTTGGTATTTTTTTCTTTGTAATTAATAGTAGTATTAGGACCACCTGCCGGTATATGGTTTAGTATTAATTTTATTCCATTACTTTCACATAAACTCTTGATTTGTGTGTATTTTGCAATTGAATTCATCGCAACGCTGCCATTAGTTCCAATTGTTACGAATAATTTTTTGGGTTTATAGATAGAATACTCACTGTCGAATTTTTCTATTACATCGTCTATAACTCCTGATGATGCGGCAGAAATCACACAATCTCCAATTGCAATTCGTGCAAGCTCTGCAAATCTATTAGCAAATGAACTGTTTCCGCTAATGTTATTCATGCCGTAACCCTCTGTTATACTATCTCCGACAAATGCTACTATTGGATTTTCTGGCATATGAACACTTAATTTTGAAAGTTTTGGAGCCGAAGATCCTGCTCCCCAAGAAAACCCATAATAACTTAATTGGCTACCTGCTTCCCATCCAATAAGTTTTAACTCTGTTATTGCTCCTGTAACATAGTCTTTTATACGAAAATAAAACTTGTAATCTCTTTTCTCAATTTCTATTTGATATTTTTTCCCGCTCGCAATACTAAAACCAATGTTTGACTCTGCTGCATAGGTCCCAACAACTAGTTTACGACCTGTTAATGTAGTCATTCTAATTTTATTGTTAGGAATATCAACAACATACAAGCTTTCATTTGGTATCTCATTTGTATGCAAATTCCTAAACATATGGATGTTAAAAACAGTATCCGCATACAGGGTAACATCAAACTTTAAAACTTTCATATCACATTCATAGCGCTTGTTTAATTTCAATACATTTTGCAGGGACATGTTGGCTGTACCATCATTGTAGTAGCCGCCTTTTGCTGTTGGATAAGCATTTTTATTTGCATAATCAAATGTCCATGCTGTACCGCCAGTTGTATCGTTTAAAACAGTTAATGCTGCATTTTCTTTAGAAAAATCATTTTCGAAAACAGGCATGTATTTTTTGGTCATAATGTCTTTTGTTATCGTAGTTTGGAGGTTAGTTATATCTTGTTGCATCGTCGACATGTTGTTCTCAATACCTTTTACTTCATCTAAGGTTAAAGTACTATCTCTAACACCTAAAGCAATAACAGCATTAAAACCAATGATAACTCCCGACTGTTTAACCACGGAGTAATCACTTTCCATTTGGAATTCACCATTAATAGCGGCGTTTTTAAAGGAATAACTCCCGCCTGTTTGTTGAATAAAGATATACTCATCTGTGTTAAGATAATACTTATCGTCATTTATAGGCAAATAACCATTCTGTAAACTTACTGCTGAAAAATCCCCATAGTTATGAGTTAACGTGAAAGTATTGTTGTTAATATTCCCTGCAATTATTTTAAAATTCTGAGCGTTTGTTTTTAGATACATACCTTTTAAAAAACCTCTATTTTGCATTGGACCATTTGAATAATACCTTGTATTTGTAACTGTTAATGTAGTGCTATTTAAATCTACTTCTTTATTTATAAAAGTCTTATCATCAGGAGTGAATTCTGAGAGATTTTCCAACAATGAACTTAATTGTTCTGTTTTTCCGTTTAAAGCGCTCATATCAAAAAAGCTTATTCCTATTTTAGAAAAAAATAAGTTGAAGCTTGCTAAAACTGTTGATTTAGTAAATACTCCATCTAATAATTCGTAGCTGGAGAAGCCGGAAGGTGTACTATAGTAGTATGAACCGTTTTTAAATCGAACGAAAACACAATAATTTGGCTTAATTAAAAAGTTAGTAGAAACAATTCCATTTATAACATTCAAGTCACCTAAATCTTTGACTAACGTAAACGAATCATTTTCTCTTTTGTAAATTTTAACAGTGACAACTGTCGCTGTTGTTTTAACCTCAATACCTGTTAGAATGCTAAAACCCGATGAAATGAATCCGTTATTCCAATATTTATTGTTGTTTATTACTGAAGTTAAACCTGTAAGGTCATAGCCCGTCGTACTTGTATACAAAGATGGTGCGCTTTCTCCAATTTTCCCAATCGCGTCAAATAAGTTACTTTCGTTATTTAATGAGTTTATTTGTGCTCCATTAGCTATCTGTTTTGCTGTCTCTGCATTATCCACCGCACCAATAACAGATTCTTGCATTCCAGCCAACTCTCTTAAATTATTATTCAGATCATTGCGCCATTGTCTGTCCATGTTAGTTCCTAGATCTTTTATTGTCATGTGTTAACCTCCTTATGGCGTTATGATCTATTGTTTAATTCTTCTTCAAGTTGGCGAATCTTAGCTTCCATTTCTTCTTTTTGTTTTTCAAGTTCTTCTTTCGTTTGAGAAAAATATCTCTCTTTTACTGTGTTCTCTATTTCAAGGTCGATCGCTTGTAATTCTGCAACCCTTCCGTTTAAAACTACCTTATAGTTCCAAATTGTATCTGAAATATAGCGATCTACTCTAAAGTAATGCATATAATCTTGGCTAGGGATGATACGTTGTCCGCATTCAACTTGTGTTATAGTCCCGTTTTCATCCGAATCAGCATAAATAAACGTTTTAAATCGCTCGTTAAGTTCGTATTTTTCTTTCAATTCCATTCAATCACCCCTCTTGCCATTTACTTAACACCCTTGCATATGCTGTGTGATCAGCGCTATTTGAAGCTGTTCTTAAATACACGTATTTCATGCCACCTGTCGGTACACCTAAGTCAATTCTTGGATTAATATAATAGTTGTCAGCGATTGTTTTATTGTGTGATGTAAACCATAAATCTGTCCCATCATTATCTACTATTTTGACTTGCGCAGATGAACCAGGGTCAACCGCAAGACTCAGTGCGAACACTAAATACCTTCCTGTATGTTTGAAGGTAAAGAAATTGCAATTTGACCATGTGGTATTACGTGTTGCATACCAATACGCACTATAAGCAACGCCTGGTGACATAAAAGGAGGTTCATGTGAGCTGACACCCATATCAAAGTTAGCTGTTCCATCTATGATTAAGTTATATCCATCTGCTCGCTCTATTTGTATAGCACCTTTTTTTATATACATACCGCGATAATCCAATCTAGCAAAAGAATCCGATTTGGATGTATTGGCTGTAATTCCGTTCATGTCCAAATTTAGTGTAGTTGGAAGTGGTGCGGTTAAACGTAAATCCGTTCTAATTTGTTGCATTTTAGCTCTAACTTCATCGGGGTTTGCTGTCCAATCCATTAATACATCACCTTCTTGAAACGACATTTCAATTACATGCAATGTCCCAGAAGGTAATCCGTTGAAGATGTAAGGAGAAAAGTACAGATCCTTATCAGCCGGTGTTAAAAATGTAACGTACACCCTTTTCCACTGTTTATCTAAAATGGACTGATCATATTTAACGATGGTTGTCATTTGACCACTCGTATTTTTGGATGTATGCGCCCAAAAGTGAAGTGGTGTTAATTCTGTTCCGTTTCCTGCTGCAGAACCACGAACCATAGCGGAATACGTATAGTAAGTACCTCTCTTTAAAGGGATATTCCCTTCTAGATATCTAACACCTTGTGGCATAGGAATCCTCAATGTACTTTTGCCGTTATAGACAACAGAAGTATCTACTACACCGCCGCCTTGTCCGTTATCTGCCCACATCGCGTTCCATTCGAAGTCGGATGTGTTATAGAGTATATTCCTACCGCCACCTTGTTTCTTTGCAGGGTCATATCCTGCATCGAAAGTCGTTTCTGGACCGACACGGATGTTATTCGCTTCAAATTGCCCGATAACCCCTACAGATGCAACTAAACCCTCATAAGTTAGCGCTTCTTTAAATGTATTCCCACCATCAAAAGTAATCCCTAGACCAGCGCTATTGAAAGCAACAAAGTTATTGCGGTCTTTAGGGTTAATAGCAAGTATTCCATTCTCGAAAACTAATTCTGTTTCTGCGTTTTTAATAGCTTGTGTTGCACGTTTTACCGCTTCATCAAGAGCGTTGTATATTATTTTTCCGTCATTATTAACAATGCCCTTCAATGATTTTTGTATCGCTTGAAGAAGTGTTCCTGATAAATCTTTTTTGTAGTTAGCTAGCGTAACTTTGCAGCTAATTATCTCTAATTCATTATTAAACTCTTCGTCAATCTCCATGATTCTTGTTTCAATATCCACATTCATCGGCTCATAAATTAAAAGAACCCGATCTCCTTCATTCGGAATGATGTAAGGATATCCGGCTTTTCTTAAATCTATAAAGTCCAGCGTCATACTGATAACTGGAGTGTCTTGTAATGATTCTTTTAAAGCGTTATCTAATCCTGATATTGTGGTGTACCTTTCATCATCAATCATAGGAGCTTCAAGAAAACCAAATATGTGAACGTTTGGACTTGTATACTCTCTCATTAATCCGTCTTTACCATACCCTCGAATGTATGTAGC